AAGAGTGGCAATAACTATGCTTCATGGAACTGGAAAGCTGGTGGTTCTGCATCCTCTAATACAGACGGAAGCATTACTTCTAGTGTTTCAGCATCAACTGTGTCTGGACTAAGTATTGTGTCTTATACTGGCACAGGCAGTGCATTAACTTGTGGACATGGTCTTGGAGCAGTACCAAAAATGATTATAGTGAAAGACAGAGACGCTTCAGCAAATTGGAACACTTATCATGCTGAAGTCGGTAATGATAAAACAATTCAATTAAATTTAGCAACTGCTGAAAGTACGACCAGTTCTTGGAATAGCACAACACCAACATCAAGTGTATTTAGTTTAGGTGCAGTTAGTGCAGTAAATACTTCAAGTAATGATTATATCGCTTACTGTTTCGCAGAGAAACAAGGTTACAGCAAAATCGGTCAATACACTGGTAATGGAAATGCAAATGGCCCTTTTGTCTATACTGGTTTTAAACCAGCTTGGATTTTTATTAATAATAAAAATCAGGCTGATGATTGGTATATGTTTGATAATAAAAGATCATCATTTAACCAAGTTCAGGATAATTTAAAACCTAATGCAGCTTCAGCAGAAGCATCATCTACAAGTTATGCTTTAGACTTTTTATCTAATGGTTTTAAATTAAGAGCCTCAACAGGTGCAGTTAATAATAACACCGATAAATTAATTTACATGGCATTTGCTGAGTCACCTTTTGTAAATTCTAATAAAGTACCGAACAACGCGAGATGATTGATGCTGCAGAAGATACAATTCTTACCTGGATTTAACAAACAAGTCACAGCTACAGGTGCGGAAGGACAGTGGATTGATGGTGATAATGTAAGATTTAGATACAACACACCAGAAAAAATTGGTGGTTGGGCTCAACTTGGAGAAAATAAACTTACAGGTGCGGTTAGAAAAACACATCACATTGTTAATAAATCAGGTAGTAAATTTTCTATTCTAGGCACGAACAGAATTTTATATGCATTTAATGGAGGTATCTTTTATGATATTCATCCGATTAAATCGACAAACACTTTATCAAACGCTTTCACAACCACAAACGGATCAACCTCTGTTACCATTACATTTTCTACTTCGCATAACATTGATGTAAATGACATTGTCCTGTTAGATAATTTTTCTACCATCACTAATTCTAATTACAGTGCATCTGATTTTGATGATAAAAAATTTATGGTGACTTCTGTGCCAACAACAACCACTATAACAGTTACCATGCCAAGTGCAGAAACAGGTTCAGGTGCAACGGCATCTGGTGGTATTCGAGTTAGACATTATTATTCTGTGGGTCCAGCACAACAAACTCCTGCCTTAGGCTGGAGTCTAGGGACTTGGGGTGGTGAAGTTTTAGGTAATGTACAAACGACTTTAGTGAGCACTATCAATGACTCACAAACAACAGGTATACAATTAGCAGACTCATCTCAGTTTCCAACATCAGGTACAAACTTTATACAAATTGGAACGGAAGAAATATCTTACACAGGAATTACTTCAGACGTCTTAACAGGTGTTACAAGAGAAGTAAGAAACACAACTGCAGCAGCGCACTCAGCAAGTGCAACGATTGAAAATACTTCTGACTTTGTTGCTTGGGGTGAAGCGGCAAGTGGTGACCAAGTTACGGATCCTGGCTTATGGTCGATTGATAATTTTGGAGATAAGATTATTGCACTTATTCATAATGGTGAAGTTTTTGAATGGGATTCAAATGCAGCGAATGCAGTTAGTAATCGAGCAACGATTATAACAGGAGCGCCAACTGCTTCACGTGACATGGTGGTCTCAACACCAGATAGACACTTAGTTTTCTTTGGAACCGAAACAACCATTGGAGATAAGACGACTCAAGATGAAATGTTTATTAGATTCTCGTCTCAAGAAGATATTAATACTTACACCCCAACGGCAACCAATACAGCAGGCACACAAAGACTCGCAGATGGCTCTAGAATCATTGGAGCCGTTCGTGGTCGAAATGCAATTTATGTTTGGACGGATACCGCACTATTTACGATGCGTTTTATTGGGCCACCATTTACATTTGGTTTTGAACAAGTTGGAACAAACTGTGGTTTGATTGGTCAGAATGCAGCAATCGAAGTTGATGGTACAGCTTACTGGATGTCAGAAAATGGATTCTTTAAATACGCTGGTAATTTAGAAACGATGGTTTGTTTAGTTGAAGATTTTATTTATGATAATTTAAATACAACAGCAGCTCAACTCATTAACGTTGGACTTAATAATTTGTTTGGAGAAATTACCTGGTTCTATTGTACAGCAACATCAAATGTTATTAATCGAATGGTAACTTATAATTATCTAGACTCGTCACCACAAAGACCGGTGTGGACGACAGGAACACTTGCAAGAACAACTTGGGTTGATTCTTCTGTATTTGGTTTACCTCATGCAACCGAATACAGTATTTCGGTTGACGGTTCTTTTGATGTTGTTGGAAATACAGATGGTTCGACGGTTTACTATGAACATGAAAAAGGTACAGATGATGTTACCACCACTGCGATTACAGCGATTGCTGCAAACATACAATCAGGAGACTATGATATTAATGGTGAAAGTTTAGGGGGCGATGGAGAAGTGATTATGAAAATTAGAAGATTTGTTCCAGACTTTGTTTCACAAACAGGCAATACACAAATTACATTAAATTTAAGAAACTACTCGAACAACTCACAAGCTAGTTCACCTTTAGGTCCTTTTACAATTACATCAAGTACCTCAAAAGTTGATACTCGTGCAAGAGCAAGAGCAGTATCGTTAAAAGTAGAAAACACAAGTGCAGGTCAAGACTGGAAGCTAGGAACTTTTAGATTAGACCTACAACCGGATGGAAGAAGATAATGGCAAAAATTGTACAAGTTTTAACAAGACCTGGAAAAGAATACCGACAAGTTGTTGCTGACTCACAAGTTAGAGATCTTGATGCGGTGATACAAAAACTTAACACAACGTTTCAACAAGAATTAAAGGATGAAGTAGTCGCACAAAACTTCTTTTTAAATTAATGTCTAATAGTTTCGTAAATGCAAAAGTCGATTTAACCACAACAGATAACACTACGTTATACACAACACCGTCTGCAAATGTTGCTTTAGTTAAATCTCTACTTGTGGCTAATGACTCAGGATCTAGCTGTAATCTTGATGTAACCTTAACCAATGCAAGTGGCACAGTGTTTACTTTATTTAAAACCAAAGCAGTAGCATCGAATACAACTACTGAACTTCTGACTCAGCCCTTAGTGGTTGAAGAAAGTGAAGTGTTAAAGGTGCAAGCCAGTGACGCTAATGAGTTACATGTTATTGCTTCGATACTACAAATACAGCCAAGAGAGGTAACGACATAATGCAAGTTATAAAACCAGATAAAATTATAGAAAAGATTACGAATAAAAAGACCGGTGAAGAGTACAAAAATGACCAAGAATGGAAGGCAAAAGGTGTGCCAGAAGAGGACATAAAAAAGGATATTACTCTTATGATGCCTAGTCTTGATTTATTTAGTAAAACAAAGTAGATTATAACATTCAGGATTGAAACGCCTGCCTAATTGTATACAATACCCAATATGACTATTGCAAGAGGACAAATGAAAAGACAACTATACCAAGATGGAACGATGCCAGAGGGAGGCTTACCTTCTTTAGAAGATATTATGGAAGGTAAAGTATCACCTGCTGAGATGGCGTTAATTAGAGAAACGTTAGAAGACGAAGATTTTATTTCTATGCAAGAAGGTTATAATTTAGACGATGAAATGTCTGATGAAGAAAAAAGAGATATGGAAATGTTAATGGAAAAACAAAAACTCCCTGCTTATCAATACGACGAAAAAAATCCTTACACAGGTCCAAGAGATATGAGAGTGGTCGGCGGTATTATGAGAGGTATGAAAAAACTTTTAGATGAAGCATATGACATGGTTACATCAAGAAGCGATTTTGATTTTAGTGATTACAAGATGAGAGGCACATTAATGGCAGAAGAATTATCTCAATTAAAATTTAAAAAAGATTTTGATGATTTAGACCAAAAAACACAAATGGATTTATATAAGCAATCGTCTGACTATCTAAATGATGTAGCAGCGGATAGGGCCGAGGATATGCGTGACATGATGAAAGAAAGATTTGATAAAGCAGAGGGTGGTCTTATGGATACCAGACAAGCGTACGGCTTTGGAAGTTTTGTTAAATCAATTACAAAACCAATTAAAAAAGGTGTAAGTAAAATAGGCGATGTTGTATCAAGTATTGATACGGAAGATATTGATAAAATTGCACAAGTTGCATCTTTTATACCTGGACCACATCAACCTTTTGCTCAAGCTTATACAGCAGGAAGAGGATCTGGAATTGGTGGAAGTGATTTTGGTGGATTTCAAATAGGTGGTTTCACTCCTAGTGGAGGATCGTTTGGAACCACTTCAACTAGCGGTCCATCTTTTGGTAGTTTTGCACCACAATCAGGAGGTTTCCCTGGAACAGGTGGAGGAAATGATTTTGGTCTTTCTAATTTATTTTCTTTTGCTCCAGATGGTGGATCACCTACAGGAGAAACTTCTTCAGGTGGTGGCATTTTTGGAAATATAGATCCTA